GATACGTTCCTGCTTACTGCCGTGACCCTTGTTAGGCCTGAACTCTTCAATACTTAGAGATAGGCCGTGTTCTTTAACTAGCTCTTTGAGTTGCTTTACAATCGCCACCTGAGCTACCGTAGTCTCAGCCCGCATCTTACGGAATGACCATTTGGTGACAAGATGAAGAATGTGTTGGAAGTAGTCCGATATACGGTCAGTCTTAAATCTGTCGATGTCAAGTACGTAGATGTTATTATCTGAGTCGATACCTACCACTACAATAGCCGTGTAGTCAGCTTTCTTGGAGAGACTGAAGGCAAAGTCAACAGCGGCAAACACGTTAAGTCTTTGCTCCTTGAAGAACCAGTAGCCGTTTTCATTCTTAAGGAACTTACGATCAAAGTACTGGAACTTATCTGGACTTACTGGTACGTTGTCAGGATCAGAAGGATCGTTGTAGTACTGTGCTCTGAACTGACCCTTGTCTAGATATTGTCCACGCTTCTTAGCTAGGACCTTAATATCAAAACCAAACCACTTGCCGTCTCTTCTTTGTGTACGGGGCCATAGCATCTCGCCTGTGCCGTCACCTGAATCCTCTACTGGTTTCTCAAAGATTTCGTAGATGTTCTCTTCGCCAGTTTTATCACCCTCATCGCTGTAAGTATCTTCAACCATCTGAAGAAGATCGTTGTACAAGTCAGCAGGATGGTAACGTGTACCTACTACCCACTCCTTAGCGTCAGCACCTTCGATGGATGATAACAAAGAGTATTGACTTTTAACTTTGTTTCTACCTTCACCTGTGTAGGCGTTTTCATAAACGACGATGTCATCAAGGACTGCAATGTCACAGTGCATACCAGTAAGAGAGGTCGTCAAGCCACCAGTAAAGACTGAAGGGTCCCTGACGTTTTCTTTTCTACGGTCTGGGTGGTCCAACATAATCTCAGAGTTAGTCCACTTAGTCCGCCTACCCTCATCCTCGTGTACGTGTTGAGGCCAGTAACGTCTATAAATATCTGAAGTTAAAATACCTTTAATGAAGCCTAGTTGCTTCTCTGCAAGGTTAGCGGTAGCAGATATGTAAAGTATACGCAATGTTGGGTTCTTTGTCAACTCCCAAGCGACACGATATGCAATTAATCTTGACTTACCGTGATCACGAGGAAACAAAAGGAGTTGATGAGACTTAGATTCAGGTCTCGTCCACCAACTACACACGTCCTCGTGGCACTGACCTAACACCTGTTCAGGAGCCACCAGCTTTATAAAAGTTACTAGGTCAGTCTCAGCCGCATGACGTATTTCTTCTGCTGTTGCCATTTCAAACTAGTCTGTCAAGTTGTTAATAGTGTTTTGTAGTGTTCGGAGGTAAATCCTAAACCCATGATTGTCATCAATGCCTGTGTCTATCAGGCTGCCGATCCGCTTGTTGTAATCAAAGATATCTTGCCCCTCGTAGCCCCACGCCATTGTGTAAGTGTAACCCTGCGTAATGCCCTCCTCACTCGTTGCTACCTGGAGTCTGTCAGCAATGTTCTGACCTGAGTAGTTTGAGTTCACAAATACAGCCGCTGGTGTCAGGCAGTCACTGTTGCTTATCCCCTCGGCTGTTAAAAAATCAGCGAGGCGGGGCAACATATAGTGGTCTGCGGGTAGCTCAAAGTTCAAGCTAGTTCCAACGACAACACCGTCATCCAGTGCTACCGAAAAGTGGCCGTTATTTTCAGCAAAGTATGCCATAAGCTCTGCGTCGTATAGTCCACTTTTAGGCAGGACAAAATCAACGATGTCTTGATAAAGGGCGTTGTCCTTTAATACACCTGTGGTGATAGTAATCATTATGAAACCTCCAAGTAGCCAGAAGTAGCTACTGTTATATCGAAGCCGTTGCTGTTACTCAGGTTGCCCGTGTAAGAGTTAGTGGACCAGCTAACGTTCGAGGCTTGCGGGTTTTGTAAATAATCACCAGTGCGAAGTTCGCCCACCACCTGATTAACCGTTGGCCCTGCGCCCCATGTGTGGGTGGGGGCAGCAGAGTTGCGGTTTAGCGACACACCAAAGGCAATCGTTGATAAGCTTGAGTCGGAACAGTTGATGGTGTTGGAGTAAGCACTCGAAAGGTCTCGAACCAAAACTGTGGTAATTGCAGTGCTTGGTCTGTAGATCGATACTGACATCCCAGTCGCATTGGTACTTGCAAGCGAGGTGTCACCTGCGGCAAGGACTTTGTAACCAGTCCTCACGTTCTGATACTGCGTTGTGGTCCCAGCCTTGGTGGATCGAGTTCTAACAGATGCCCTATTAGATATTTGTGTAAAACCCGTGGGTAAATAGGCGGATATATTCGCAGTGGACATCACCTTATAGGCACTAACAATGGCAATATCACCCGCAGCAAATGAGGGCGTAGTTATGCTCGAACCAGAGGCAGTCGCATTAGACTGTGCGGTTAAAGTTAAAGATGCACTAGCACCGTACCATTCATTGAACGACATAGTTGTACCAGATGATTTACCGATTAAATCACGGATGTCAGCGTCGTTAATACTTGCTTCAGTAGCGGTAGTACCTCCAGCCTCTATGTGTATCTCATTAAGAGACAGCGTCCCAGACGCAGGGAGTGCCATTAGATTGTGCCATATGCTGTGATGTTACCAACCACTGTCAGGTCTCCACCAGACTCAAGTTTCATCTTGTTCACACCACCTGTTGCAAAGTATAAAACACCAGAGCTTTCGGTTACTGTCCAGTCGCCAAGGTCTAAGACAGTAGCTGTTATAGTTCCGAACGTGGGGCTGTCGTTGGGCTGCACTGCACTGTCGGCTAGTGTACCCTGAGCAGCCGTAGCATAGTCAGCGTCCACCCAATCATAGTCGCTGCCGCTGTAGCTGAGAATCTGACCAGTGGTTGCCGTGGAATAGTTCAAGTGAGCGTCTACATCACTGTCAGTGTAACCAGCAGGTAAACCAGTAAGAGCAGAACCATCACCTACGAAGGCTGTGGCATCTACTGTACCCGTGACATCTAGGTCAACATTTGACTCAATGGCAAGGCCGCTGTTTGG